CCCCCTAATGAAAAGCACCTAGATGATTTATATCAAGCGTTAGATGATGAAGAACTTATAGAGTGGGAGAAAGAGATTCTACAAAGAAGGATTGGTAGACTAAGTAATGGTGTTGCGGCCATCAAGGTTGGTGGATACACGGAACTAGAATTACTTGAAACAAAAGAGCGAGTTGATGACGCTGTTAATGCCGTAAAAGAAGCCATGAATGGTGGAGTTGTCAGAGGAGGAGGTCTAACAATGTATGCGGCATTCAGATTGTCTGCCTCTCCGTGGATAGTCCAAGCGTTTTCAATACCACATCATATTATCTTAGAGAATGCTGGGCTAGAACCAAAGTTTGATAGCGACAAAGCAATGAATGCTCTAACAGGTAATTTAGAAGACTATCTTTCAGCGGGCGTTTTAGACCCTGTTAATGTAGTAGTTAATTCTATTAGAAGTGCAGTTTCCATAGCAAAGTTAGTTCTAGGTAGTCAATGCCTAGTACCTATGAATGGCTAAATGTTTATATGCGTAGAGTGTGAGGGGTAGATATGTCAAGTTGGGGCCAGAACACTAACACAGTCAAGAAAGCAGCAGTAGAGCAAGCACCACCTACTCTATACGACAGAGAACACTATCGAAAGTTATTCGATACACGCAGACAGAACGATGTGTCTTGGAGGGGCGCCCTAGTAGGTCACGAGAATACTGCTAAGACAGGACTCGCTCTATCTCTTATGCACAACGATATCATGGAGGGTAAGAAGATTATCATCATAGACGTAGATAACTCTGCTCAGTCCACAGTACAGCATATCTACCCTAACAAGGACAACATAGTAGTAATCCCTCTCTTGGATGAGTTTGACGATTCTATTTACCATGATGATAACTCGGTAGACCACCACGCTCTTGTGAACAAGACCAAGTGGTTCATCAATCTTATTGCAGAAGACCTAGAAGCAAGTCCCGGCTCTATCGCTGGTATTATCTTCGATGGCGGTTCCACTTTCCTAAAGTGGTGTGAGTTTGCTATGAGGCAATCTCTTCTTGCTAAGGGTATTATAGAGAACGAAGATGACTCCTTCAACCAGAAAGAGTGGAGAGAGCGTAACCGCATGAACAGAGATGTTCTTGACAGGCTACACGCCCTGCCAGTACCTAAGATATTCAACACTTTCCACTTGAAGGCTATCCAGCAATACATGGATGATGGCTCGGGTAAGAAGGTCTTGATGACAGTAGGCGAAAGGCCAGACTGGGAGAAGGGAACTATGCGCCGATTCTCTCAACAGATATTCCTATCTAGATTTATGAAGAAGGCAGACATGGCTGCTGGGGTCAAGGGCGACAAGGCTCTGGCTGACGACGAGTGGGTTATCAGGGCTACTATCGAAGAGATGAAGGGTCAATTCATGGAAAACGTCGGTAGCACACACGATATCCTAAGAGTAAAGTCGGGAACTATCGAGTGGCATGGCCTGCCTTTCTTAGTAGAACAAACAGAGGCTAAACCAGATGAAGATACGCAATGATGCACTACAAGGCCTCTTGCATAAAACCAAGAGAACTCAGGTTATTGATGGTAAGACTCAAGACCAAGTTTATTCGTGTGTACTGCGAGTAGTAGGTAACTCTGTTTCCACTACTTCTTTAACTAAAGATGGTGTTTCCTCTGTTTCTAAGTTTAATGCAGAACTGCTACAAGAAGCAGAAGAAGAAGTAATTTATATTCCCGATATTAGTATTTTGCTTGGTGCTTTGAAGTATCATGGGCAAGAAGTAACGCTAAAGCAAGACGTAGACAAACTAAGGCTCAAGTCTTCTAAGAAACAGACAACTCTGATGGCGTCACCAGACGCTCTCGCATATCCTCACACACCTAAGAGCATGAAGGAGTGGGAGATGCAAGCGCTAGAGGTTGCCAAAAAGATTGAGCGGTGGGATTCTATGGAGAAATGGAGTTATACTGATGCAAGAGATGGTAATCAATGGAACTCTACTAAGAAATTCAAGATAGATTCGACTGATTTGTTTGAGGCTCTTAGGTGTGATTCTATGAATGGTCAGAAAGTAAACCGCTATAGATTCTTCATAGAAGATGAGACTCTGTTTGTAGAAACTGGTGGAGAGCAAAAGGGTAAAACAACTACTGCTCTTTATTCGCCTGTTTTTAGAACTTTAAATTACGAGTTAGATGTTGTAGTTCAGGGTGGACTAGAGCAATTATTCTCTAAAATAAACGGCCACGTTTACCTGTGTTGGTTTGATTTTAAATCAGCCGGACAGGGTGTTAAATTACTATTCCAACTTGGGGACGAAACATCTTTCGTTCTACAAAGCGGATTACTAAGGTGAAAAACATGAAAGAAATAGTCGGAGATGTAGTGGAAACGCTTAATGGGATGATACATAACGGAGTAGAAGGCGAAGCAATAGCCTCTGACTCCCAATATGAGGTTAGACTTATCTTGATAGATAAGACGAAGCCCAAGCACTATCGTGACCCCAAGTGGCTCTATGATGAGTATGTGGTTGAGGATAGAACAATGGCTGATATAGGAATGGAGTTCGGCATAAGTGCTGCCGCTGTGAACCAATGGCTCAACAAGTTTGATATACCCACGCGGGGACGAGGACACAGGGACAGTAATGATAGTAACTAGAGGCAAGGGTTGTGACGTAAGAGTACGTTACAGAGATGAGAATAGAGAAAGGAAAACCCTCACTATTAATGAAAGACCCTACTTCTTTGTCCGTTCCGGCGAATCACACCTATGCAATGCAGTCTCTAGAGAGAGGGGTCACGTAGGTCTGTATGGCGAAGAACTTACGAAAATCACCGTAGCGCATCCAGACGATATCTACCAATTCAAGAATGAGAATCCCCACATAGATACGTGGGAGGCTAATATTCCAATAGTTAATAGAGCACTATCAGAAAGAATAGTTAAAAGAAACAAGCCTATCAAGAACTATGAGCACAGGGTTTGGTATCTAGATTGCGAATGGAACCCACTTAACAACCATCTTACTGTTATTGTGGTATATGATTCCTACACGGAGAAAGAATACATCTGGTTTGTAGACAAGAGCCTTGATGAAGAGCGTACTCTAGATAAGTTTGGCGACTATACCTATGAAACCCCAGCCAAAGCATTTCCCTCTGAGGCGGCTATGCTACGACACTTCGTTCAGCATATGGACAGGCAAGACCCAGATGTAATTACTGGTTGGTATGTGGTTGGTGCAGACATTAAAACAATAATTGAAAGATGCAGAGCAGTTAATGTCAATGCACATACTATGTCACCTTATAGAAGGCTAAGTTATTCCTACAGAGATTGGGAACAACCCATCAGCGGTAGGGTGTGTATTGATTTGATGGTGGCAGTTGCTAAATTATGGGAGTTGAAGAACGGTAAACTTCCCGGCTACAAACTAGATGACGTTGCTAACGAACTTCTTGGGGAAAAGAAGATTGAATTACCTGATGGGCACGACACTTACCACACAGATTTACCATTGTATATTCACTATTGCCGACAAGATGTGCGACTGCTACCTAAATTAGATTCTAAAGTAAATGCTTTGAATTATTACTTAGCCCTACAGCATTTAGTGCAATGCGATATTCGTTCCACACCATACATCACGAAGATGTTTACCTGCCTGACATTACAAGAGATGCCTTGGTTTGATAAAAGAATACCCACTAAACCACAGTTTAATTATGAATCTTATGAGGGCGCAGATGTAATGGAGGTTGAATCAGGTGTATATGATTCAGTAGGTATTTTAGATATCAAGGCCATGTATCACAGCAATGCCGCTCTACATAATATCTCTTGGGAGAAACTAAATCAACAAGAGGGTACAGATTGTGGTAATGGTACTAAGTTTCTTCGTGCTGGTAAAGGGTTGCTGGTACAGCAGATGGATAAGATGACTAAGTTGCGAAATGCCTTCAAGGAATTGATGCGTAATGACCCTGATAATTATGACCGTTGGGACGCTATGCAGTATGCTTGCAAGTCCCTAGTCGCTTCTATGTACGGGGTAGCCGGTGACTCTAAATACGGTATGTATCATCCCGAAGTAGCAGGCGCAATTACCTACACTTCTAGGGCTACTCTAAATCGCCTCAAGACCCTTGCAACAGATGCAGGCTGTAAGGTACTTTACGGCCACACAGACAGCGTGTTTTGCTCCATCCCTAGCCCCTCTAGGGGAGAAGAATTAGTGGCCTCTATCAACGCGCAAATGGCCCCTATAGAGGTCGAGTTTGAGAAGTGGTGTAGTCGCATGGTTTTGATGGCTAAGAATCGCTATGCTGGGCACGTTACTTGGACTGACGGCAAAGAGCATGAGGCTAAACTCTACATCAAGGGGATAGAGATGAAGCAATCAAGAATGCCCCCTCTGATGAAGGATTCTATGAGTCTAACTATAGATGGCATACTTGCCAATAAAGAAGAGGAAGAAGTAACTAATAAACTACAAGAAAGAATCAGCCGTATAATCCACGGCGAATGCTCTCTGGAAGAGATTTCTATGAAAGGTAAACTAGAGAGGGATATATCACAATACAAGGTACTTTCTGGTAACTCGGCTGCCGCTGCTTGGGCTAATGAGTTTCTAGGTAAGGGATATACTAAAGGCTCTTTTTTCAAGGTTGCTTTAGACTCTAAAGGAAAGTACATAGCGTTTGATGATGAGGACGACATTTCCCATATAGAATTAGGTTATAATATAATGTGTAAGAAATACATCTTAGACAAAGTAACACCTTACTATGAATTAGTCGGTTGGTCAGTACAACCCTTAACCAACGCTAGTCAAGGTTTAGGCTCTATGTCTTGGCTATAGTTTATATGCGGGTAGTGAGACGAGATAGTATGACGCGCAGTAGAAGACTTAGTGGTAAGCCTACTGCAAAGCAGAATCAGCAAGCCATACAGGAACTCAATAACATACAATCTGAGGTAATCCATGCTGTGCAGGGAGACTTCGCTAGAATAAACGGTTTGATATTTGGCCTCCTACATCAGTTAGATTTACTCAATGAGTTTGAATGTGAGCATTGTGGTCAGCCTATAGTAGAACCATTGCTAGATGTAATACCCA